GGTACACTCGGATTATACAAGTGTGCAGGTGGGTAGAATGCTTTTAACTGAGGCCCAGAGGGACTTCACAAATGCAAATGAACTAGTAAACTGGGACTGGGAAGAGATGGAGGATGATTTCGATGGGTAAAGGATGCTCACCCCGAAAGGGACACAATGCTGAGAAACAGCGTAAGAACTACGAGGAGATTGACTGGAGTAAGAAGCCAGCTAAACCCAGCAAACCCAGCAAACCCAGCAAACCCAGTAAGTCCAAGTAATGATAATCCTAGAAATCCTATGGTATTTTTCCCTCTTTGTGTTGGCATGTTTCAATATCCACATGCTCATTGATTCATTTAAGTAATGGAATTAGTATTTACACCGCACCCCATCTTAGAGGCCCCCACAGACGAGGAGATACTCGTCCTAGGGCAAAGTGACCCCAGAGCCCTAGAAGAGCTTCACAGGGTGCGTGAGGGCCTCATACGGGCATCTCAGGAGGATCCCCTGCGTCATGGTTTCGACCTAGATGGCTGGGCAAGGATAAGGGAGGGTGTTCACAACTACAATGAAGTTCTGGCACTCGGGGGGAATAGGTCTGGTAAGACAACTGGGTGTGCTAAGTTAGTTATGGAGGCCGTCACCAAAAATATGGATGGCCACGTAGTATGCTTCTCCCAGAACGCAGATACCTCAGTAAAGGTCCAACAGGCGGCAATCTGGGAGATGATGCCCAAGGAGTTCAAAAAGAAGACAAAGAGCATTGAGGGCTACATTAACTTCTCTATGCAGAATGGATTCACTGGATCCTCCTTCATCTTCCCAGACACTAGAACCCGTGTGGACTTCAAGACATACACGCAGTTCAGCAACAACCAGACCATCCTAGAGGGCTTTCAATTTGGTTTTAAGGGTAACCCCCCTCTGAACATTGGAACTTGGCTTGACGAATACCTAGGGGACGCTGCACTCGTTAATACCCTGCGTTTCCGCTTGGCTACACTGAACTCCAAGATGCTACTGGGGTTTACCCCCATTGACGGATTCACACCCTTTATCTCGGATTATTTAAAGGACAGCAGAACCCTAGCTACAAGACCCGCAGAACTCCTCGACGACGAAGAAGTTCCCGTCATTCAGTACTCCCCAAAAAGGGACGCAAGCGTCGTGTACCTCCATTCCGATGAAAACCCCTTTGGTGGATACGAGCGTATTAAGAAGGATCTACTGGGGCGACCAGATGAGGAAATCCGCGTGCGTGCCTACGGGATACCCGTCAAGAGTATTACTTCTCTCTTACCCCTATTTTCCACTGAGGTTCAGGTACTAGGAGAGGAGGAAAACTCCAACGCAATGGTCTTCCCAGACGTAACGACCGAGGAGTACACTCATTACCAAGTAGTGGACCCCGCTGGAGCAAGGAACTTCTCAGCAATTTGGGCCGCAGTAAATTCCTACGGGGAGGTTTATATTACTAGGGAGTGGCCAGATCGAGCTAGCTACGGAGAGTGGGCAATATTCGGGGAGAAGTGGAAGTATGGCCCAGCGGCCAAGAAGATAGGGTACGACGTACAGGGTTATTGTGCTTTATTTGATGAAATAGAGGAGGAGATGGGAATAGAGGTGTTTGAACGCATCGGGGACTCCAGATACTTTGCTAGGGAGAATGAGAACAACTTGGATTTGTTTTCTTCCTTTGCGGAGTACGACTTCCACTTCGTTCCCTCGGATGGTAGGCACGAGGCAATTGGTATACAGGCACTGGATGAGTGGTTTAGCTACAACCCAAACTACGAGCTAGATGAAGCAAATAAGCCCAAGTGCTTTATACACGAGTCCTGCGAGAACCTAATTGATAGCCTACTCAACTATAACTCACAGGGTAAATCAGATGAAGCCCTAAAGGACTTTTTTGACCTAATCCGATATTTGCGAATGGCAAATGCTGGAGATGGACCAATTCACTACACTGATAATGACTTTGAACAAGTCAGGACAACAGGAGGATACTAATGAAACAAAGCGAGCTAGCAAAAAAATATGGAATTACACCCCAAAAAGTGGGTCAGATGCGTAAAAAATATTGTATTAAAGCTGATTTTTGCGAAAAAACAAAGACTTTAAAACCAGAGGGAATTTTAAAAATAGAAAAGCATCTAAAGGAAGAGGACGATGCTATCATTGAACCCAAGTTTGTTAGGGTGCAAGCACTGAACCCAACACCCAATGAATTATTCTGGTACTGTAAGTTACTGGAGAAGCCCGTACGCAAAGTAAGGGTAGCTATTCCATCCACTCACCTATCGTCAATTCGTCCTCAACTTATATTCAAGGCACAGGAGATAGAGAAATCCAATGAAAAATTCTACCGACATGAAATCATCTATAAGCGAGAATTGCTCAGAGAGCAAAGAATTAAAAAGATTTGTTAGTCGGCACTCCAATGCATTTGCGGACTGGGAGATCCTTTACAGGATCGATAATGATGTATGGGAAGAAATACCCATGGACATATTCTTGGACTTAATTGCCAGAGATGCCCAGTGGTATACTACATTTTTAAACAACATAAAAGTTAGATTAACTAAATAATAGACTTGTGATATAATTCACCATCCATGGAAGACAAAGAGCTAGAAGCCTACTACGTTACCTCTAAGCCAGACATTAACGAACTCAAAAGTGATTATGACAGCGATGTCGTTGAACTCACTGCGTACGTGTCTCAGTGCCAAGATAGCTACAGCAATCGAAACGCAGAGTGGCTAGGTAAGAATAGCCAGCTAACTAAAAGCGGGGACAATGCATTCCCTTGGGACGGTGCTTCCGATACGGAGGTGCGTCTCATTGAGCAATGCATTTCCACGTATGTGGGTTTAATGATGAACGCCTTGGGTAAGAGCAATATTCGTGCGTACCCCACGGAGTCCTCGGACATCAAGAAGGCTGGAATCATTTCCTCCTTTCTGAAGTACATGCAGAAGTCCTACATCCGTGATTTTCGCTCGGAGTGCGAGACAGCAGCCAATAACCTACTTGAGAAGGGCATTGCCATTACTTATGTAGACTGGGAAATGAAGTCCAGAACTCACGACGAAGAGTTTAACCTAGATCTAATCCAGCAAGCAGCACCAGAGCTATATGACTTACTAGCGGATGAAAGCCGTGATGACGAGACAATAGCCATGATGACAGATATGTTTGATTACATAGATGTCCCCAAGGCCAAGAAGGCACTGAATGAACTCCGTGACTTTGGGGTAGCTAAGATCCCAGTGGCCAAGAAGGATGTTTCACGCCCCTTCGTTGAGACCAAATTCTCGGATATTGATATTGTTATTCCAGCGTATGTCACTGATATACAGCGTTCACCCCGCGTTCACATGCGTGCATTCCTCACTCCCCAAGAGATTGAGAACTGCGTAGAAACAAAGGGATGGGACAAGGAGATTGCAGAGGAGTTGATTGAACACTATCGTGGATTCGATTACTCTGGAATGAACCAGACTACATACAGTTCACTGCGTTCCTCTCAGGCACGAGGGGGCTCTACGTACGGCATGAATGGAATGGTGGACTCCAAGGATCTAATCGAGGTTGTATACACCTACCGTAGGCTCATTGATGAGAAGAGCAATTCCGAAGGAATCTATCTAACTGTTTGGAACCCACGGTTAACCACGGGTTATTTAAGCAACGAGCTACTATCTGGATACGATGAGTATCCCTTTGTACTAACTCGCCTAAGCAATGCTGGCAAACGAATCTATGACGTAAATACATTTGGTGATTTACTACGGGGTCCACAAAAGCAGATGAAAACACTGCGTGACGGCTGGAGTGACCAAATGGCACTTGCAGTAGCCCCACCACTTCTTCATCCAGTGGGTCGCCCGCCCACACACATGGGTGCTGGTGCTTGGATTGGTGTTCGTGCAAATGAAAAGTTTGAGTATATGAATGTACCAAATACTTCGGGTGCAGCTAGCCAGCTAGAAAAGTACGTACAACAGGAGGCAATGGATCTAGTTGGTCTAAATGAAGGTAGCCAGCTAAGTATGCAACGCCAACAGTTCTTCATTGATAAGTTCCTTACTCACTGCTCAAATGTGCTAAAACTAGCATACAAGTCCTTCTTGGTATTTGGACCCGATGAGAAGTTCTTCCGAGTAACTGGATATCCAGATGAGTTAGTTATCTACAAGTCCCCAGAGGACGAGACAATTGATGTATGTATTTCATTCGATGTTCAAAACCAAGACCCAGAGATGATGAAGGCAAAAATCTCTAGTATTCTAGAGCTAGCTAGAAACTCTCCGAGCAATACATTTAACCTACAAGCCGCAGAACAACTCGCTGCGAATGCCATTGATCCAAGTATCGCTGATGTTATTATTCAGCCCGAAGGTCAAGGACAGGAGGAAATGGTCAAGGATGTCACAGATGATCTAACTAAGATCTTCGCTGGTATCCCAGTGGGTGCTAGACCCAATGGTGGTCAAGTTGCTATGCAAGTTATACAAGAATATACTTCACAGCAATCCATTGCGGCTCGTATGCAACAGGATCCAGAGTTCGGTGCTAATATCCAGAATTACGCAGCTCAGTACCAGCAACAAGCAGTTCAGCAACA